TCCGTGAGGCTGTAGGCGGTGACGGTCTGCGTTCGTGCTGCCATGTTGCTGCTCCTGAAACAAAGAAGCCCCTCCAGCGGGGGCTGGAGGGGCATTGTACCACGCGATGGTACATGGTGTAACTAGAAGGGGAGGTCGTCCTCGGCTGCCGACGTGGACTGGGCCACGCGCGGGGCGGGGGCGGCGCTGCGCTCGCGGGTGCGGGGCGCGGCCACGACCTTGTCGATCTTGGCGAAGCCGTTCTCGGTCACGACCGTGGCGACCATCGCCTTCTTGCCGACGAGGTCTTTCTCATCGAACCCGGCGCCGACCGCCGCGCCGTCGGGGCCGACGAGCGCGAGCAGGTATTCGAAGATGCGGGACTTGGGGGTGGTGGCGGTCGAGGTCAGGGACGTGATCTCGATGTCCTTGTCGGGGGCCTCGATGAGCCACGTCCACTCAAGGAAGTCCTGCTCCTCGCCGTTGCTGAACGCCGTGACCATGCGCTTGGGCGTGATCCCGACGAGGGTGGCCGGGTACGTCCCGGCGGGGATGGCGGGGGCTCCCGCGCTGACCGTGATGAGCGGCATCTGCCGTTCTCCTTCGTGCTGGCGCAACGTCCATGTAACGCCGTGAGACGCCAATGTAACACGGGTATTACCCCCACGCAAGCGGGTTCTTGCCCCCCTTCGCTACGATGTGGGCCATGACAGCACAGGAACCCATCAGCCCACTCCGTCCACGCTGCTCCGTGTGCAAGTCCCCGCACAAGGCGCAGATCCACGCCCTCATCGCGTCCAAGATGCCGCTGGCCCTGATCCACGCCGAGACGCAGAAGATGGGGCGTGGCATCAAGCGCGAGACGCTGGGCAAGCACATCCGCATCTGCCTCGGCGGGGTCAAGCCCGAGGTGCTGGCGCAGGAGATCGATGAGGCCAACGCGCAGGCGCGCACGCAGGCAGAACTCGACTTCGCCGCGCTGGTGCAGAAGCGGGCGTCGGAGATGCTGGCACGCGGCGAACTGCGCGTGACCGCATCGCACGGGCTGCAGGCGCAGGCCCTGCTCGATCGCCGCGCCGAGAAGCAGGCCGACCGCGACCTGTCGCTCAACATGGCGAGGCTGCTCAGTGGCGCGATGATGCTCACACCGAGTGAGGTGATCGAGGGTCGTGCCATCGTTGTGACACCGAACCTGCTGCTGGCCCCGGACTCCGTCGTGGAGCGGTAGGTGCCCAGCCTCGCGCAGACGCGCATGCGCAACGTCGCGCGCGATCAGGAGTCCAAGCACCCCGGCACGACGCGCACCCGGCGTGCCCGCGCCGTGGAGGCCGAGGCCAAGATCGAGGCAGGCCCGTCGTCGTTCGGGGCCTTCGCGGAGACCCAGTACGCGCAGGACATGATGCGTGCGCGCTGGGACGTGACGTTCTTCTGCGAGCGGTTCCTCGGCTTCCGGCCACACCCCGGTCAGGAGCGGCTGTTCAGGGCGTACATCACGCGCGACGAGTCACGCTGGCAGCCGCGCTTCCTGACCGTGGCTACCGCAGCGGGCAACCGCGCGGGGAAGACCCTCGGACTCGCCATCGTCGTCCTGCACTCGACCATGTTCAAGATGGGCAAGAAGCCGCCCAACCCGCTGGACGAGCGGGAGATGGAGCGGTGGCTGCGCCTCAGTTACGAGTGGTACCACTTCGGCATCCACAGCGAGGTGTCGGAACTCGTCTTCTACGAGATCGTCAAGTTGCTGTCGGGCACGCATGAGGCGCAGCACCACGGGTGCCCGCTCACCGACACCCTCGGGCCGTCCGTCGCTGACTGGTCGCGCAAGTACCGTGGCGAGTACCTGATGATCGTGCTGCACCCGCTGCTGGGCGGTGGCGCGATCCACTTCCGCACCACGGGCGAGCGGGCCATCGGCTCACTGGGCAAGGACATGGACGGCGAGTCGTACGACGAGTGCGCCTTCGACCCCAACTTCTCCTTCGTCGTGGACGAGGTGCTGCACATGCGGCGGCTGTCCACGGGCGGGCAGTTGTTCCTGATCGGCACGATGACCGAGGGCCTGACCGAGTTCGCTGACAAGTGGCAGGAGGGCAACCCCGAGTCGCCCGACCGCAAGATCGACTCCGTGTCGATCCGCATCTCGACCCGCGAGAACATCGGGTTCGGCATCGACCAGCGGATGTTCGACCGCCTCGTCGCCGGGATGCCCGACTACCTGATCCCGCAGAACATCGACGGCTTCGCCATCGAGGCACGTGACGCGTTCTTCGGCGCACAGAGCATCGAGGCCATCTTCAGCAACGACCTGCCCGAGTCGCAGCCGTCGCTCGCCGGTCACCGCTACGTGCAGGGCGTTGACCCGGCGATGACGTTCGACTCGACGTGGTCGATCAACCTCGACGTGACGGCGGGCTCGCGGTGGGACGGCGTGCACGTGGATCAGAGGACCGGGCGCCAGACCTCGCTGTCCGTGGCCGCCGTGGCGTCGAACAACCACTACGCGTACAACGACCCCGAGCGGCGGGTGTCCTGCACCACGGGCGTTGACGCCACCGGCTTCGGCGGCAAGATGTTCCGCGACCTGCTGCCCATGCAGGGTGTGCGGATGGTCGAGTTCGGTGGCACGAAGCAGAAGAAGTTGCGATTGCTCAACAACCTCAAGAAGGCCATCGAGGAGGGGCGCATCAGGCTTCCCAAGCACGGCAAGTGGCTGGGCGTGCGCCGCCAGTTGCTGGGCTACAAGTTGGACGACCGCAAGATCGAGCAGGACGCCGTGATGGCGTTGGCCGTGGCGGTCGATGTGGCGCTGCGCAATCCGGGGATGATGCAGACCTCCGTTCCGTTCGACATGTTCGGCGGGGACGATGGTGTTGTATCCTCCGAGGCGGCGGCGTTGCTCGCCCGCATGGCGCGCGGCTGAGGAGACGAGAGTTGGCACTGGCAGTCCTCGACCTGAAGAAGGCCATCGAGTTCAGTCAGTCCGATTGGTCGCGTGGCGAGTACAGCGACGATGAACTCACGCTCATGCGTGAACTCGACTTCCGTCGCAGTTCCCTGTGGTCCGAACAAGGCGCGTTCGCCGCAGCCTGTGACCGCTGGGACGCCCTGTACTACCCGCCCTCCGAGGCCATGCTTCCCGGCAAGGGCGCCAGTCACTGGTGGTACCACTCGTCGGCCAAGTTGCCGGGCAAGGCGCACGTCTCGGTCAACACGCCGCCGATCTACGTGGACATCCCGGCCTCGCTGCAGTCGGTGACCCCGTACGAGAACATCGTCGCCAACGTGGACAACGAGCAGTCGCGGGTGCTGGCCTCGATGGTCGAGCGGCTGTACTACTCGTGGAAGGACGAACTCGACTTCGACCTCATCGGCCATCAGGGCTGTGTGGTGAAGGGGCTCTACGGGCGCACCGCTGGCAAGGTGTGGTGGGATGCCGAGACCGGCTACCCGCGCGTGTCCATCGTTGACCAGCCCCGGAACCTGTGGCTGGGCTGGGGGCAGAGCGACTACAAGACGCTCGACTGGGCGGCGTACACCTACACGATGACCCCCGAGGCGATCTACGCCGAGTACGGTCTGGTCACGACACAGCGGCAGGGGCAGGACGGCTCGCTGTACCCCTACCTGATGGCGGGCAACTCGTTCTCGACGTGGCACGAAGCCCGGCAGGCGATGTGGTACGCCGCTGGCGAGATCGAGGTCACCGACTACTGGTACCGGCAGCCGGTGTCGGCAGCCGTCTACAAGGGCAAGGCCGTGCGCCCGGTGAAGCACGCGACGTGGAACGCCATCGTCGTCGGCAACCGCGTGGTGCAGAACCAGAAGTTCCCCGAGTACGACGGCATGATCCCCTACGTGCCGCTGTTCAACTCGTACATCCCCGGCGTGCCCAGCGGCCGACCCGAACTGTTCGACATCGAGCAGTTGATCCGCGAGAAGGACGAGCGCCTGACCAGCGGGTCGCAGTTGATGCACAACATCGTCAACGCCCAATACTGGCAGTTGACCGGGCCTGACGCCCCCGACGCCGTCCCCGCCGGGCTGAAGCCGAAGCCGCAGCAGGTCATCGCCCCCGGAGCCGGGAACCGAGTCGAGAAGATCGAGCCGTGGATGCCCGAGTTCCAGTTGGAGTCGTTCCTGTCACGGATCGACCGTGAGATGATCGATGTCAGTGGCCTGAACGACCTGCTCCGTGGCATGGCCCCGGCCTCCGTGATGTCATCGAGCAAGGCCATCAACGCACTGGTCGCCAACTACGAGACGCGCATCTCGATGAAGCGCGCCATGTACTACCGCTGGCGCAAGGACATGTGGGCGCTTGCCGTCCGCGTGTGGAAGAACAAGCAGCGCGACCTCGCTCCGCTGTTCGAAGTGGCGTCAAGCCTCAAGGTCGTGCCGCCGAGCCTCACGCCCCGCGACGACATGGAAGCCGCGCAGATCGCCCGCACGCTGGTGGACGGCAAGTTGTGGGCCGCGATCCGGGGCATGGACCGCGTCGGCGTGGACGATCCCGAGACGGAGCAGGAGATCATCAGGGGCGAGCAGACCGACGCCGCGCTCAACCCGGCAGCCGTGCAGGTCATGGCCCAGTTGGCGCAGGTGCTGCAGGCACTCGGCTACCAGAACGCCGAACAGGCCACGCAGGCGATGGGCGGTGGCGGTGGACCGGCTCCGCAGGGTCCGGGTGGCGCGATGGCCGACATGCGCGCCCAACTGGGCGCAGCCGCAGGCCAGCCGGGCTCCGGTGAGACGCCGATGCCAGCAGCCGAGGCCATGCCCGGCAACACGCCCGAGGGGCAGGCGCTGGGCGCTGGACCGATGACGCCGGGCGGCGGGGTCGGTGAGCCGCAGGTGATGTCGCAGACGATGGTGAAGGGCGGCGAGGCCACTGGCCGACTGCTCTTCCAGCAGCCGCTGGAGCCCGGCGCAGCGCCGCCTGAGGGCGCGTAACCGTGGCTACGAAGGCCACGTTCGGCCGACTCCCGAGGAGCGCGCCGTCGCTGACGGCGACCATCGTCGCACTGGCGCAGGAGTACCAGCGGGTCCGCGATGACAACATCGAGGATGCGTGGAGGAACGGTGGCCTGTTCGAAGGCAAGAAGGTCACCGACAAGATGTTCCTCGACCACTGGAAGGAACGCCTCAAGTCGGTCTCCACCGAAGACCCGATGTGGGACCACTACAACAACATGGTCTACGGGTTTGAGTTCCTGATCGAAGAGTCGGAGATGGGGCTCAAGTACGCCGAGGGCAAGGTGGGCGAGGGGGCTATGGCCTCCTTCTACCGCAAGTGGGCCAACAAGATGCCGC